ACGTCTTCTGGCCGAGGAATGTTCGCGGTGCCGACCTGCTCGTACCGAGGAGCTTCGATCTGATCCTCTGCGATGGGGCGTTGGCGAATGTCTTTGAGAAACGTCTCGTAGAGTCCGTACCTGGTAGGATCAAGAGCTTGAAGCTCGGCTCGGCGTTGCATCGCCGTGGCTTCGCCAAGGGTTGGCCCTCCTGGGGCCACTCGCTGCTGAGAAGCGCGGTATTGAGCCAACGCCTGCTCAGGAGCCATCTCAGCCAGAGCCCTTCCAATTTCTCTTGTCTGAGCAACGTCAGACATAGGACCGAAATCGACGGTCTTGAACTCGCCAGTCGCCCTTCCGTCTTTGTAGACAGGAACATCGACCTTTGCGCCAATGCGAGACGCAGCTTCGATTTGGCGAATCAGCGGAAATGTTTCCGCCTGTGCCATGACCGCTTCCCGGTTCGCGGCAGCGTAATCAGGTGCCCTGTAATCTCCTCCCATAGCAAATCCTATCGTTCATCAACAGTTTGAAGTACCGCTCGAAATCGTACAAACGCGAAACGCCCGTGTGGACGTTGGTTCCGCCCATCTTGGTGACGTTTGGCGAACACCGCGCTTTCATGGCCAACCAGAGTGTCTGGACCGCCATCGGCTTGCTCGTCACAACCACCTCGATCCAAGCGATATGACCGTTCGGATCATCGTTGTAGATGTCCTTGGATTCCTCGATGGAGTTGAGGAACCGGACGGCACCTACGCCAACGCATTCGTCGCCATCCATGACGATGCCGATCTGTCGCTTGGCATTGAAGATACCGATCCAGTTGAGCAACTCGTCATTGTTCCATGTGGAACAAGTGGGCCACTTCTCCTTCAGCAGCTTGGCCGCTGAGATGATTGTGGGATGAGCGTTCACTGTTGGGGTCGAACGGAATCAACGAACCCTGACAGGATGGTGGACTGTAGGCAAAGTCTTCCGCCCGAGTTGGTGTTCACCTTGAATTGGATGGTGTTCCAGCGGCCCTTGCTGATCAGGTTGTAGGCTTTGAGGAACTTCTGCGAAGCCGTGATGTTCAAGGCTGGATCGATGGTCGAGAATGTCCCGCTCATGTCCTTGGCGTAGGAGACGCTCACCGGAACATTCTGCGTGGTGTACGGGTTGTCGAACGCGAGCTGGACGCTGTACCCGATCTTGTCGGGGATCGGCTCGTTGAGGTTGTACGCCTTGGTGATGACGCTCGACTCGTAGGTTGCACCGCCGTCGAGGTATGCGGACGTGGCGACCGGTGAGAGCCGGGTGTTTGGCAGGTAATCGTTGAAGGACCAGACCTGGCCGGATGCTGCCGACACGGAGATGATGTCGCCTGCGAACATGAGTACTGGACCGAACTCCGAGAATGAAGTTGGGATGAAGTCGTTGACGATCCAGTTGTCCCAGTAACCGAGCCAAGAGCGGGCCAGCGAGTGGTAGACGATGACGGCGTTGTTCTCGTTGAGTGCTCCTTCGAGAGATACCTGGACGGAGTTCTCGGTGAGCAGTGCGCTCTCGTTTTCGGTTCCCAGAATGTACGGGTCTTCTTGGACGAACGGAACGGCCAGCAGGTAGCGGTTGTTCCAGAATGTTCCGTCGCAGAGATCGAGCTTGGTCTTGTTGATACGGCTGATCAGGTCGTTGATGGGCGACGAGAGGGCGAGGCCGACGCTGGTCTGTGTGCCGGCTTGGATTTGCTGGAGCGAACGGATGCCGTCACGAGACAGGAAGAAGACATCTGGTCCGACGGCGGCGATGGATCGGTGCGACGAGCATCCGATGTTGCCGCTGACGAGTGTGACCTGCCAATCGGCTGGGTCTTGGTTTGGGTCTGCGTCCACGGTCCAGATTGACCGTTCCTTGAACACGAGGAGTCGGAACCCGAACCAAGAGTAGAGGCCCTTGATGGGGTCGCCATCGCCTCCGATGCGGATGGATCCGAGTGGATCCCATGATTCACCGTCGAGGATGTCCGAGAAGTAGAGGGTGTCTGGCGGCGTGGTCGTATCCGCGCTTGCGGCCCAAAGCCTGTTGGAATGGCTGATGAGGTAGATGGGCTTTGACGGTGGCGTGAGCGAGACGTAGGCGACTGCGTGGGCACCGCCGGGGCCAGCAATGCTGACCGAAGGAGCTGTGGTGTACCCACTGCCGGGATTGGTGATGTTGATCGCTACGATATTGCCGTCATTGGCAACGATAGCCTCGGCGGTTGCGGTGGTTCCGCTGGGAGGCGGAGCGATTGTGACGGTTGGAACACTGCCAACATTACTCCCTTGGTTGATGACATCGATGCGGCTGACTTTGCCTGCTGTGATCGATGAATTGACGTTGCTGGAACTGATGTATTTCAGCGACCCAACTCCGTCCGAATAGAAGAGCTTGTCGTTGAGTTGGGCGAAATAGACGTAATTACTGGACGAGCTGACGGTCGATCCTGCGATCTGAGAGTAGACTGTCGTTGGGGATCCCCAGTACAGGCTCTTGGTGGAGGTGTCGTTGACCGCGATGACGAGACGTTCTGATGCTGCGGTGTCGAAGTAGAACCCGGAGAAAACCGTGGCGTTGACGGGAAGGTTTGATCCGTAGGAAGACGAGATCGTTTCCCAGTTTTCGACAATGTTTTCCCAGTTTCCGACGATGGGATTTCCGGCAAGCGAGACTGTTCCCAAGCGTGTGACGATGTTTCCGAAATCGTCGTAGTCCATGTTGATGGCCGACTCCATGCTTGTGGCAGGGATGGCATCTGGACGGGTGGCCGAGATGACGCCGGTGCTGAACCCGCTGGTCCCGTCGAGGATCAGTTGGTCATCAAGAGCCTCTGATGCTTGGAATGGCATTACAGGATGTCTTGGAAGGTGTAGTCGTAGAGGCTGTCAGGGATGATGCGGCTGATCTGCTGCTGTTGGCCGCGCTCCATGTCCTTCATGATGGAGACCTGGGCAGCACCCTCTTGGAACTTGGCCTGCGCCTTCGCGTACTGGCGTGAGTATTCGAGGAGATCGCCTTCGGTGTAGGCCATCAATGCGTTCTCTACTCCGCGCAGCTCGAAGTCGCTGTCGTTGGAGATGGCCGTTGATTCCCCGAACTGGCGCATCTGGGACTGCTTCTTGCCAAGAACGAAGAGTGTCCCATCGGTGTTTGGGGTTGGGACGAGTTTGATGCGCGGGACGCCGGCTTCTCCGTAGGAAGCCCCGATGATCCGCACCCAGTTGACGAAGTTGTTGGGGGTGGACTTGCGGGAGTCCACGTTGTTCCAAGTATTTGGATCGAGCTGGAAGAACGAGACCCATTCTGCTGCAGGGATCTCGATGCCATCGGTTTCGCCGGTGACCGTGAACCGTGCGGCGACCGGGAAGTCGAGGAACATGTTGTACCCGGACCCGGAGGCGTAGGTGGCTGTGACGGTCTGGTCGAGGGTGACGAGTTCTGTGCCGTTGGTGACCGGTGTGGAGATGACTCCGAGGGTATCGTTCCAGAGGCACGAGTCCCAGATCATCGAGTAGCGACGGATGCAGAACTTGTTGGCCAACGTGATGGTGGCCGAGTCTGTGAAGGACAGCTTGTCGCAAGCCGCTTGGGCTACTTCGGATGGTTTCATGCGAACTCGATCAATTCAAAGTGGACCTTGGCTTGGAATGTGGTTGATCCGTTGTTTCCGAAATACGAAGCCACAGGATTTGCGGCAACCGTTACAAACTGCCCAAAATTTGAAGTGAAAAAAATGCGGAACGTATGGCTTGATAAAGAAGATGTGAAAACGGCTTGAGCATGAACCGTTGATTGGTACGCACTTCCGGTGTAAGAAGATCCTACTCCAATGTAATTTGCTGCGGCATACGGGCTTTCAGCGATTCCAGCATAGCAATATGAATCATTTGCCGGTTTAAGAGGAATCGAAACCCTGATGATGCACTTGTTGCCGATTGCCTTTGGAGTCCATGTGTATTCCCACGCAGTTGTTGACCCGCTCACCTCCACGGCGGAACCTATGTTTGCGGAAACATTGGTTACCTGTCCAGAAGTGGAGGTTTTTACGATGTCCTCTGAGTAGGCGAACCTTACAGACGTCACTGATCCGATTGTCGCAGTCTTGACCGCATTTGAAGCTGCTGAATCCCTGATGATTATGGTGTCAGCATTTACCGGAGTCGCTTTCGACGACAGGTTGTTGATGGCAACCGTTCCTGCGGTGATGGTCAGTGAATCGCCGGACGCATTTCCGATGGTGGTGTTTCCATTGACTGCGAGGTCTCCGGAGAGGGTTGTGTTGCCGGCGACATCGAGAGTGCCTGCGACGACGGTGTTTCCGCTGGCTGCTGCGACGGTGAACTTGGCGGCTCCGACCTCGAAGTTGCCGTTCGAATTGAGCGTTCCTCCGACAACCGTGTTACCGCTTGCGGCAGCGACGGTGAACTTGGCGGCTCCGACCTCGAAGTTGCCGGTCACTCCGAGGGTGCCTGCGACCGATGTGTTCCCGCTGGAGGCGGCGACATTGAACTTGTTGGTATTGACCGCGAAGTCGCCGGTGGACGACAGGGTGCCTGGCACGGACAGGTTGCCCGTGAGCGTGGTGGCTCCACTGACGTTGAGTGTGCCTCCGATGACGGTGTTCCCGCTGGTGGTGAGCGTTGACAGGTTGGTTGCCCCGGTGACTGCGAGGGTGCCGGTGCTTGCCACTCCTGCGGAGGAGATCTGGAGCGCGGAATCGTTGCCGTTGCCATCGCTGATGGTGCGGAGCGATGCGGTCAGCGCGGCGTTGTCCGTCGTTTTGAGGAGCGACGTGTAGGTCGATGCTACGGTGCTTCCTGTGAGCGGTGTTCCCATATCAGGTTCGTAAACGGTTCTTGTAGGTGGATCTGATCCTCCACTGGTCCCTGTAGTTGCCAACGACATTCTTGGCGTCGGCCACGATGGGTGTGGTTTGCGAAGCGGCTATGACCGCTGCGGCGAGGTTCTCAGGGGAAAGCGGTGTGAATGGGCTGATGTCGCCGGCGAGGACGCCGATGGCGGTTGTGGACCCGGAATCGGTGAATGTGACTGTGGATCCGCCTGCCAGGTCGATGATGGCCCCGAGGGTGTCTGGACCGACGGTGAATGTGACCGTGGTATTTCCTGATCCGTTGATCGCTCCGGGCAGGGTGGCTGGGCCAACCGTGAATGTGACGGTGCAATCACCGACTGCTGACGAGATGAGTTCGAGCAGCGAAGGCCCGACGGTGAACGTGATTGTCGATGACCCGTTTGCCGCGACACCTCCCGCCAGATTGAGTGGGTCTACCGTGAAGCTGGCACCGATGTAGGTGTAGGCCGACATGGCTCCTCCTTGGTATGGGAGGTTCCATGATGATGGAGCGAGGTGGCCGTATGGGATGCCGGCCAGTTCTGAATTGATGCCTTCGCCGACGCTTTGATTCCTGAGGTCCGTGCGCCCCCACATGGAGCGCAGGGTGCCTGGGTCACCGCCGCGTTGCCGCAGCGGTAGCTGGCACAGGATCGAAGTGTTCTGCTTGAGGGCCATGTATCATCCCCAACCGAACTCGACGGCTCCGTAGAAGTTGGTGTTGGCAACGGTGGCGGCTCCTGCGAAGTAGAGCCAGACGAGGCAGGCCCCATCGACGACGCGAGGCAGGCTTGGAAGCTGGTTGAGGAGATCGCGCTCGGCGGAAACGGATGCCGTGGTGAGCGGGAGTGTCAGGAGCGGTTTGGCGAGGCAGAGGGCTCCTGTTCCGGTGTTGGCGGCGGAGAAGGTTACGCTGGCCACGGTGCTGACACCTGTGTCACCGGAAGCGAGCGGGAGGAATGGACCGTAGTTGTTGGCGGCTGTGCCGGAATGGCTGATGTGGCCAACGATTGCCGAAGCCGTCATGGAAACAGTCACGGGGAGCGAGCGACCGGATGTGGGCGTGGTGTTCGAGTAGCTGAGGCTGATGTTCTGTGCGGTGGCACCAGCGGCACTTGTCTGAACCCAGAACAAGCGGCATCCGGCTCCGTTGGTGTAGCGGAGGGATGGTGTTCCGGTGAGGGTTTGAGCGACAGCGGAGTTGTTGGAGATGCCCGGCCAATAGCCTTGCAGGTCCACGAGCATGAGCTGGGATGGGACGCCTGTGGCAACGGCTGTGACTGCGGAGACGTTGAGGATGTGCTTGGTGTCGGGGCTGACGTTTCCACCGTGAGGCAACCCAAAGATCTGGGTGCCGTTGCCGGTTGTTTCGTCGCATGTCCTCCAAGCGAGTGCGGTGCCGGCCCAAGCGTTGGCGATGGGAGTGCCGCCAAGGCCCGAGAAGTCGTACCATCGACCAGCGGTGTATGCGGCGGCACCGGTGATCTTGTTCCAATCGGATCGGAGAAACTTTCCGTTCGTCGTGATCTCGTTGACGAGATCGTCCATGGATGAGAAGCCCATTATCAGTTCCAGGTGAATTGCACGAACCCGCGAAGTGGCGCGAATGTCGTTGCGGTGTTGTTGAGTGCGATGAAGTTCAGATATGCGCCCGGTTGGATCTGCACACAGTTGGCCTTGCTTGTGAAGAACACGGTTTCCGCCTCTGTGTTCTGCTCGCGGATGAGGTGTGTTGCAAGCGGTTTGACCAAAACGATGTTACAGAAGCCGCCCATGCTGGCGTTGCAGGTGACGGTTTGGATGCTTCGGATACCTCTGTCTCCGTTGGCGAGCGGGATGAACGGAGCGTCTGCACCTGCGACCAGCGTTGAGTTGGAGTTGTTGACGATGGTTCCGATGGTGCCGCTGAAGGTTATCCCGAAGGTGGTTGTCCTGTTGGATGTGCCTTCGCTGTTGGTGTAGGTGACGGTTACCGTTCCGTTTGAGACCATTGGAGCGGCCACAACGAAGTAGGCTCGGACGCCTTCACCGGATGTGTACCTGGTGAGACTGAGTGAGTTGGTCATGTCCTGCGGATCGAGCGAATCCATGTCGATCAGCGGATAGAACATGAGGTAGTCGGCCAGTAGCAGGGTCAATGGGACCGATGCTGTGGATGTGCCTGCTGAGAGTGCGAAGAGGTGTTTGGTCTGGCCTGCTGATGGAGTTGGCCCGAGGTAGATGCCTTGGTTTGATTGACCCGTGATCGGAGTCGATTCGTACTGTGAACCGACGTATGCTTGGTACACGGGTGTGCCTGCACCTACGGCAGCATCGTACCATCGTGAAGCGGTTCCGAATGGAACGCTTGTCTTGAAGAAGAAGGACTGCCAATTCGCTGCTTCAGCGAGTGGCATTATTCCGGTGAAACCCATGAGTCAGGCTCTGGTTCTGGGTTTCTTGGGACTAGATCAGCTTGTGGAACGCCGTCTGGATGTTCCCCGCAGACGTGATAGGAGGGGTTGTCATCGAGCGGCCACAACTGCCGCAAGCAATGGGGGCAGAAGTAGTCCACATGATCAATCGACGGTGACGGTGAGGGCTGATGCGGCGAACTGCGGCTGGATGCCGTTGGAGACTGAGAGGGAGGAGGTGAGTGCGCCCTTGAAGAGGAGGTTGCCTGCGCCGGATCCGCTGTCGGTGCCGATGCCGAAGTGGGTCAGGGTGTTGCTGCCGCCGGTGCATTGAGCGAACTGGACGAGGGCGGAGTTGCTGATGGTGGAACTGGTGAGGGTCCAGCCGGAACCCGAGCGAACGACGCCGACTCTGGCGTAGCCTGTGTAGGTGGCCTCGTTGGTGTTCTGGCTTCCGGCTTCTCCGGGGTCAGCGGTGTGGAGGCTGATGTAGAACGAGCCTGCGACGGAGGATCCCTGTAGACCACCGGTGTTGCCGATGTGCCCCCAGTTGTTGTTGATGAAGATGAGGTTGAGGAGAT